TACCAGAAAACATGGTGGGGGACACTCAAAGGCCTTTGGGTATACTTCAACACATCAGCAAGCAGCCCAACAGCCATATCAATCATGATTACCCAAGATGCATCGGGGGATCGTGTCATCGTTCCAGAGACAGCAAGCGCGATCAGTTTTGGTTTAACCTCAGCAACCCAAGGAGCAGCAGTTTGGGCTGTTGATTTGCCTTTGAAAATGTCAACTGAAAATTTATATGTTTTCATTAAAACAGACACAGGAACGATAACAGTTAATGAGGTTGTCCTCAGCTGGCTGAGGGATCAATAATGAGTATTTCAAGAGTTTTTGGTCCAACTGGAGGATCTGGAATTGCAATTTTATCATTCGCTAACCTGAGTAGCCAAATCAATAATTCGAACCAAATATTTGAATTAAACCCTTACAAAAAGGGTGTTCTCATTGTATATTATAACGGGCTGAGTCAACCCCTGGATATCGATATAATCCAGACATCCAATTCCACTTTTAGAACAACTTTTGTTCCTCAGACAGGCAGTTCTCTGTTTGTTTATTTTCAACCATTATAGGATTTTAGACTCATGCCCATACAAATAATTAGCGATCAGATCAAAGATGCAAATGTCACCTCGACCAAATTAGCCAATAACGCAGTAACCCCAGCCAAAGCAGATTTGAGTTCTGTTTGGAGCTTTACAGCAATTCCAAGCATTGGAGGATTGACTCCTTCGGCTTCTGGTGATTTGGTTAACAAAGCTTATGTAGATGCTGCGATTGAAGGTTTGCATTGGAAAGATTCTGCTCGATGTCGATCAAGTACAAATATCGATATTAGTGATGCTCCAGCAACAATAGACGGATTAAGCATGGCAGCAAATGATCGTGTTTTGCTTACTGGCCAGACTTCAGCTTCTGAAAATGGTATTTATGTTTGGGCTTCAGCTGGCGCGGCAATGGCTCGATCTGGTGATGCTGATACTTTTCAAGAATTGAATGGGGCAGCAATTTTCATTCGTGAAGGTACATCTGCCAATGGTGGTTACCAACAATCTGCTGAGCTAAGCAGTTTTGCTTCTCAAAGTTGGATTCTTTTTACGTCTTCTGGTGCAGGTCGACAAGCTGGAACGGCTTTAACGCTGAGTTCCAATACTCTCAATGTTGATTTTGATAATACATCAATTGGCATTAATGGATCTGATAAGCTCGAGATCAAAGCCAATGGTGTTGGAACAGCAGCGATCGCAAATGGCGCGGTGAGCAATGTTAAGCTTGAAGAAAGTCAAGTTACTTATCAGGCTGGCTCTGGGCTCACAGGAGGAGGGGCCGTTAGCCTTGGTGGATCTGCTACTTTTGCTGTTCAAGCCCAGAATTCTACTATCTCAGTTGGAGCCGGAGGAATTCAAGTCGGAACAATTGCTGCTTCCAATATTGCTGCGAATGCTATAACTACTGGGGCCGTTTCTGATGCGTCAATAACTTTGGCCAAGCTTGCAAATGTTACAGCAGGGAAGCTGCTTGTTGGGAATGCTTCAAATCGTGCAACTGATGTAACTCCATCTGGTGATCTAACAATGGACAATGCTGGAGCATTCACAATTGCCTCAGGTGCTGTAAATGATGCAAAACTTGCTGGCTCAATCTCAAATGGAAAGCTTGCTAACTCATCAGTGACAATTCAAGGTTCAGATGGTGTTTCTGTTGCTGGCGGTGCTTTGGCTTTAGGTGGATCAAAATCGATCGGGCTTACTCTCGATGGTTCCAGTCTCCAAAAGTCTGCTTCTGGATTGAAGATCAATAACCTTGGAGTTGGGACGGCTCAAATTGCTGATTCCGCAATTACTGGGGTTAAGATTGGTGATGGTGAAGTCGCTAATAACAAACTTGCATCAGCTACCATCAATGTGGTTGCCGGGAATGGTCTAAGCACAACAGACTCATCGATCGATCTTGGTGGTTCTGCTACCCTATCCGTAAATCTTGACGGTGGTTCTTTGGCTGTTGCTGGATCTGGTCTTAAGGTTAGTGATTCAGGAATTGGAACCCAGCAGCTGGCCACAGGATCAGTAAATGCCGATAAAATTGCTGCCAATGCTGTTGGAGCTTCTGAGCTTGCTGATGATGCTGTAGATTCCACTGCTTTAGCTGCCAATGCTGTCATTATTGAAAAGTGTGGTTTCCGTGCTTACTCTGAAGCGTTTTCTGGAACAACTGCCACAAAATATGATCTGGGTCGTGCTGTAAATGCTAACTTCCTTGATCGTGTTCAAGTTTTCCGTAATGGTTTACGCTGTAAAAAAGTAGGATCATCTCCTGCCGATAGTAGTCAGTACTTAGTAGACAACAGCGGAACTGGCTCAGTATGCGCGATCACCTTTGGATCTGCTCCAAATGGTGATTCTATCATCGTTGATTATCTCACCTGATCTTCCTGATCTTCATTTAGGATCTTCCGATCCTTGGCCCATCAATGTTTTTCTCAGCCTCATTGATGGGCCTCTTTCTTTCCTCCGTATGTCTCTGTAATGTCTGTGTTGTGTATTAGTAATGTCTTAGTTCTGTAAAACCTTGATTTTTAGCCGCAAAAAATGTTAGGATTATACATGCGTATTCTCTTCTACAAGCAACATTTGTAAGTTTCTGCCGATTATTGAAACGTATTAAAACCAAAACCAAAATCAAAACATAGGAATGTAAGTAATGAATTATTCTAATTCAGAATTTTATAAATTAACAAAAAAAGAACAGACGTTTATAACTGTTTTCAAGGGTTGGGGTTTTCCTTCAAGGGAAAACATCGATCCACTCCGAGTCTTCAATAGACTTGCTAGCAAATACCCTGATCAAAACCATTGCAAAAAGTTAACAGATTTTGATATCTGGCTTAGAAAGAATGTTAATCTCGATCAATACTTGACCAAGCCCGATCAATGGATTGATTGGTTAGACACTATGTTGCGTAAAAGCAACAAGCCAAAAAGGATCGAGATTGAGAAGATTCCTTATTATGTTGCTCAGTTGAGAGACTTGGAAGTTAACAATAAATATTTATTTGATAATAAGCTTCAGAGATGTTCCTTCATGGATCAAAAGGTAGCCAAATTGCTGGAATGGCTAAAGAGTGATCATATCACAGAGGCAAAGGTCAGAGGTATCAAAAAAGGATCGTATCCAGAGACGATCGACTTTGTAGAGAACTTTGTTCTTCGATGGAATAGCCCAACTAAAAACGATATGCCTATTAGAGACGATCTCAATAAGAAAATTAAGGCATTGATAAGAACTGGAGTTAGCCGAAAGCTCATGCAATACTTAGTTGTTTGTTGCTATCCATTGGCAGAGATTATCGCTGATTGGCAGTATCCTCCTTCTGAAGACACATGTTACGAAAAAGGAAACATGATGTTCGATGGTAGGAATAACAAAAGACTCAACAAGAAACCTGTTAACTTGGCTGCTGAGCTTGGCCAATCAATAAGGAGATTCTAAGATGCCGATAGAAATAAAAGTTACAGCTGGCCAATGCCTCAACATAATTTCCTGTGGTAGAGAAGTTGGATACTCATTGCATGAATGCGAAACATTGATTCGATCAGGTAAAACAGAGAAAGAAATCTTAGATATATTTAATGGAGCTTTGAGATGTCGATATCCAAGGTTTGATCCGAAGCCATCTGCTCAGGAGATAAAATGAATTTTTTAGTTGAGGAAGCAATGTGGTTTTGCCAAATGACAAAACAAGAAGCAAAAAGTCTTGATCCCGCAACCCTTCACAGGATAGTCCGAGAAGCCAAAAAGAAACGATATAAAACAACCAAGTAGAACAGAGGCCTCAGAGATGGGGCCTCTTTTATGAGGCCATTATGGAAAAATGGAAAACTGATTGTCTTTTCAAAGAATGGCTTGAAAAAAGAAATAAAGAACTTATTCACAGACTCAGAATAGCAAAGATTAAAAGGGCTATTGTAAGGAGGAAAGCTGATGGCAAAGAAAGAACAAAATAAAGCTCTTTGGGAATATACCAATCGGAGGATCAGAGAGTCAGCAGGAGTTCATGGTACAACTTCATTTCGGACTTTGAAGATTAATGGTTTCATAATGAATAAGATCGCAGTTCAGGCAAAAAATGAGAAAACAACTGTTAACGATTGGATTATTCAACAGTTGCTCATCGCGTTATACAATAGAGGAGAACTTGATACAAAGGAAGGCTGAGAATGAAACAAGATACAAAGGAGCCAATTGGCTCATGGATTCCCTTAACTGAATTGACCGAATGGCCCGATAACCCCAGAGTTAACGATCATGCCGTTGATAGGGTTGCCAAGTCTATTCAAGACTTCGGCTTTGCTTCACCCATCGTTGTAAGAAGCTCCAACAAAATGATTATTGCTGGTCATACTCGATTCAAAGCTAGTAAGAAGTTGGGCCTTGATTTTGTTCCTTGTATCTTTATGGATCTCAATGAGGAGGAGGCAAGACTTTTGGCTTTGGCTGATAATAAACTTGGTGAGCTGGCCGATTGGCACGAAGGAAGTCTTAGGCAAATCTTAGATGATATTGGTGATCCTGAAATAGCTATGGATCTTGGGTGGAGCAAAGAAGAGTTAACCGATCTGATGGATGATGTATTTACGGTTGAGCCAGAGCCCGAACGCATTAACCCTATTCCAGAGATTGGAGATCATGACAGCATTCCAGAGAATATTGAGCCAACCACAAAACAAGGTGATGTTATCCAGCTGGCCAACCATGTTCTTTATTGCTCTGATAACTTGGAGATAATGAAAGGCATAGAAAGTAATTCTATTGATAGCATTGTCACGGACCCACCGTATGGCATAGATTTTATGTCAACTACGACAGGTTGGGACAAAAACGTGCCTGGTGGTGAATGGGCCAGAGAATGCCTCCGAGTCTTAAAACCTGGAGGCCATCTTATAAGCTTTGCAGCAACAAGAACATTCCACAAACTGGTTACCAACTTGGAGAATGCAGGATTTGAGGTAAGAGATACAATCAATTGGTTGTACTTCTCAGGTTTTCCAAAAAGTCTTGATTTGTCGAAGGCGATTGATAAACATTTTGGGGTTGAGAGAGAGATAGTAGGAATAAAAGAAAGAAATAATAGTCAAGTATTTACAGAAATAGGTCAATTAAAAGCTGAAAAATTTATATACTCAAAACCAGCAACCAAAGAAGCAGAGGAAGCAGATGGTTGGGGTACAGCTTTGAAGCCTGCTTTCGAGCCTGCTACACTTTGCCGAAAGCCATTGTCTGAGAAGACTGTTGCTTTGAATTGGTTGAAGCATGGGACAGGTGGATTGAATATTGATCAATGTCGTTTTTCTTATGGAGATCCGTGTTGGGTTGGGCCACAAGAGAAACATAAAGGATATCCGAATGGCCCAAAAGGAGGCCATGCCTTAGTAACTTATGCAATGGGTAGATTGGATGAATGGGAGCCACCAGAAAAAGGAAGATGGCCCGCCAACATTTACCAATGCCCAAAAGCATCCAGAGGAGAAAGAGAAGAAGGTTGCGAGGATATGAAAAAGACAAAAGGATTTGATGCTGTTGGAAGACAAGAAGGATCGGCAGGAGTTGAAAACCCAAGAGCAGGAGCAGGAAGGACAGCTTCCGAAGTTGCTAACATTCATCCAACTGTTAAGCCCATCAAACTGATGAGATGGTTGATCCGACTTGTAACCCCAAAAGGAGGAACCATCTTAGAGCCATTCTGTGGATCTGGAACTACCATGATCGCTGCTGAGCTTGAAGACAACGAATACAAATGCATTGGCATCGAACGAGAACCAAAATATTGCGATATAATAAAGGCCAGAGTCAAAAACGCAATTGATGGGTAGAAAATATGGAAAAATGGAGCACAAAACAATTAATCGAAGAACATGCCGAACGAATAAAGGAATTGAAGCTCCAAGGATTTGGAAGAAGAAAACTGGCCAAAATCATATCTGAAGAAACAGAAATACCATGTACGACAGGAGTTATGCAGCTGGCCATCCACAAACTCAATCTCAATGATAATTCTCCAAGCAATAAAATGATCGTTGTAGAAGAAAATCCAAAAGAAGAAATCAAAATACCCATTGATGATTTAATCAAAAGTAGAATAAAAGCTTACTCGAGGAAAAAATCAAAGTTCTCAAAACATTACCGTACAATCAAAATGGAATGTAAACCCTTTGGGATCTGGGCTGTTGGAGATCCGCATGTTGATAGTGACGGATGCGATTGGCAGACCTTATTCAACCATATCGAAATAGTAAGTAAAACAGATGGTGTCTTGTCTTGTAATCTTGGAGATCAACATAACAATTGGGTTGGTCGTTTAAATGTCTTGTATCAAGATCAAAGTATGCTCGTTTCTGATCAATGGAGACTATCAGAGTGGATGCTCAAAGATGCTGGTTTAGATTGGCTATTTGTTATTGGTGGTAATCATGATGGTTGGGCTGCCAACTATGGTCATGATCCTCTTGAATGGTTAAGCAAAAGATGTGGTGTTCGTTTCTATGCTCCTGATCAGCTTCGTCTTGATATAGAATGGATTGATCGTCCTGATGTTGAACCCTACAAAATCCTAAGCAGGCATTTTTTCAAAGGTCATTCTTGGTTTCATCCGACTCATGGATCAAATAAACAGGCAATGCTTGGCAATGCAAATCTATTGCTTTCTGGTCATATTCATACATGGGGCCAACTATCAACAGAACAGATGCATAACAGAATAACCCATGCCATATCTTTGAGAGGATACAAGAAGCAAGACAAATACTCAGTACAAAAAGGTTTTATGAATAATCAGGAATATGGAGAAAGTTGTATTATCATTATTGATCCAGACAAAGAAGGCCCAGCAAGGACCAAAGTGTTTTGGGATATTAAGGGTGGTTGCGAGTATTTGACATATTTAAGATCAAAATATACAATTGATTGATCGGAGGATTCATGAGTAGACCAACAAAACTAACACCAGAAAGAGCAAAGGTTATTTGTGAGAGTCGAAAGCTTGGAGCGACTATTGATCATTGTGCTGCTCGAGCAGGAATTAAAAGCCCAACATTATATGGTTGGTTAGCCAAAGGGAAAAGGGAAGTATCACCAGAATATACAAAGTTTTTTAATGATTTTAAAAAAGCTGAGGGTTCTGGCATTGCTTATCATCTTGGAGTAATCACCAAAGCAGGCCAAGAAGGATCTTGGCAAGCCTCTGCTTGGATACTTGAAAGAGCTTGGGGATACAATAGGACATTCGATGAAAGTGCAAACGACAACGATCTTATGGATGCTTCTGAAGTCGATGTCAAAAGCTTGCTCGAGGAGATCAACAAAAGCAACGAAGCTATCAAAGGCTTTTTGGCTCCTGTTGTCGAAGATTGATGAGAGCCTTAGTTGCTTGCGAGTTCTCCGGTAGGATAAGGGATGAGTTAATTACTCTTGGTGTTGATGCTGTCTCCTGTGATCTGTTGCCAACTGAAAAGGAAGGCCCTCACTATCAAGGAGATGTGCGAGATATTCTCTATGATGGTTGGGACATGATGATAGCTCATCCACCATGTACAACAATATCCAAAGCCGGAGT